ATCATCAGATGGCTGCTTAAAAAAAGAACAAATGGTAGTGTCCGCTATTGCCAGTACACCTCAAACCTCGGTTTACAGGAAACGGTAAACAAGGCTGGTAACGCCGTGCAAAAAAATGGCGATACGTTGTCCGGTGGACTTACTTTTGAAAACGACTCAATCCTTGCCTGGATTCGAAATACTGACTGGGCAAAGATTGGGTTTAAAAATAATTCGGATGCAGACACCGATTCCTACATGTGGTTTGAAACAGGCAACAACGGCAATGAATATTTCAAATGGAGACACCGCATCATTGGCACCCGGCCTAAAGACCTGATGAATCTTAAATGGAATGCTTTGTCTGTTCTTGTTGAAGCCCTTTTCAGCAGTGAAGTGAAAATATCGACAGTCAATGCACTGAGGATATTTAATTCATCTTTTGGTGCCATTTTTCGTCGTTCTGAAGAATGCCTGCATATCATCCCTACACGAGAGAATGAAGGGGAAAATGGTAATATAGGGCCACTACGCCCCTTTACGCTTAATCTCAGAACTGGCCGGATAAGCATGGGGCATGGTCTTGATGTTACAGGGGATATATTTGCAAACCGTTTTGCAATTAACAGTAGTACCGGCATGTGGATTCATATGCGTGACCAGAATGTTATTTTGGGACGTAATGCGGTATCCACTGATGGTGCTCAGGCTTTGCTCCGTCAGGACCATGCCGACCGCAAATTTATGATTGGCGGTCTGGGAAATAAGCAATTTGGCATCTACATGATTAATAACTCAAGGACAGCCAATGGCACCGATGGTCAGGCGTACATGGATAATAACGGGAACTGGCTTTGCGGCTCGCAAGTTATTCCCGGCAACTATGGCAATTTTGATTCCAGATATGTGAAAGATGTTCGACTTGGTTCACAGCAATATTATGGAGTGAACAACTGGCAAACATGGAATTTTCAGTGCCCGTCAGGCTATGTACTGACGGGGATTAACGTACAGGATACCGGAAAAAACTCTGCCGATAATATTGCAGGCGTTCATTACAGGCCAGTGCAAAAGTATATAAATGGCACTTGGTATAATGTGGCGAGTATTTAATATGATGCACTTAAAGAACATAAAAGCAGGTAATGCTAAAACAGTGGAGCAGTATGAGTTAACAAAGAAGCACGGAGTCATCTGGCTTTACTCTGAGGACGGAAAAAACTGGTATGAGGAAGTGAAGAACTTTCAGCCAGACACAATAAAGATTGTTTACGATGCAAATAATATTATTGTCGCCATCACCAAAGATGCCTCCACGCTTAACCCTGAAGGTTATAGCGTCGTTGAGGTTCCTGATATTACAGCTAATCGTCGTGCTGATGATTCCGGTAAGTGGATGTTTAAGGACGGAGCTGTGGTTAAACGGATTTATACGGCTGACGAACAGCAACAACAGGCCGAATCACAAAAGGCCGCATTGCTTTCCGAAGCTGAATCAGTCATCCAGCCGCTGGAACGCGCTGTCAGGCTGAATATGGCGACGGACGAGGAACGCACACGACTGGAAGCATGGGAACGCTACAGTGTTCTGGTCAGCCGTGTGGATACGGCAAAGCCAGAATGGCCACAAAAGCCTGAGTAAAAATTAAGGCCCGATATCGGGCCTTGTTTCATTCTGGTTGTTCGGGAAACGTTACTGGCAGGCTGGAGGTGTCTGTGGATTCGACCTTCTGCGCATAGAGCATCCACTCGGTTAATTTTTGTTTATTCTCGTCGGAAATAATGCCCAGCCGTAGCTGTGAGTCCCATAGCTGGGTTTTATCCCTGACGAGCTGTAGCAGGCTTTGCTTTTCATTTTCCGCTTGTTGCCTCTGCTCTTCCCCGGTATAAGTTCGCTTTATCACTACGCCATCTTTGAACATCCATTTACCTGAAATATCAGCCCGGCGATTTGCTGTAATATCAGGAACCTCAACGACGCTTGCGCCTTCCGGATTAATTGCTGAAACATCCTTTTCAATACAAATAATAACGCCGTTGTGGTCATAGACCATTTTCAACGTATCAGGCTGAAAGTTCTTTTGTTCCTCATACCAGTTTTTCCCATCCTCTGTATAAAGCCATTTGATGTTAAATTGTTTCGTTAGCTGGTATTGCTCTTTTGTTTCAGGATTACCAGCAGAAATGTTTTTTAAGTGCATCATCGTTAAATACTCCCCGCGTTATACCACGTCCCATTAATGCAATACTGAATTGGCCTTGCCTGAGTTGTATCAATTAGTTCATCTCTGTTTGAGTTAACGGAACCGGTAACAACATAACCTGACCTGTCAGACCATCCGGGACCATTCCATGTCTGAACAGATAACAGACCACCAAGGCGAATACCTGTAATAAACCTTGAGTTACATTCTGCCTGCGTATATGCACCAACATCTCCCGCAGAGGGTTTGCGGGTTGTGGTGTAAAACTCTGACCAGTCAGCTTCAAAGCCATAACCATCACGCGCTGAACGATAAAAAATACCGCCGTTCCTGTAATTCACGCGGAACTGTACAGCAGGGCAGCTCCCCGTATTCATATTGAAGTGGAGGATTAATGTCGATGCGCCACCAATGTTTGCGTTATAGACCCCGCTATTCCAGTTCCAGCCAACAGCTTTATCATTTCCGACAGTGCTTCCTGTTTGCCCTAAAGCAAATGCAGGTTGTTGATTTTTCGTGTTGTAGTCTCGTCGCCAGCCAGGAGCGTAAGCATCACCATGATTAATATAAGTGAATTGAGCGTTAGTAATTCCGCCACCGCTGGACGTGCTCGGCGTGGTAACGCGTATGGTCATTGCGCCGCGAGTGCCAATAACTTCCACCACAGCACCTGCAAGACAAATATTTCCGCAACCTGTATCTGTAATGACCTTATTATTTGCATAAGCCCATGAGCCTTTGCACATCCAGTAAGGATGGTTAAATGCTCCCTGACTCTCCAGCCACGAAATAAATTGCGCGGTTGTCCAGACCTGACTATCGCCACCAATATTCAGCCATGAGCTATATGCGCGGCAGGCACCAATATTTTTGGTGAAGGTATCTTTCCCCGGAATATCTGCGCCGTTCTGGTTTTTCTGTAATGCGCCAGAAGCCTGATTTACCGTTTCCTGTAAACCGAGGTATTCGATAACGGCGGCAACGGTCGATTTCGCAAGAATATCCCGCCCGACTTTTGTCAGGGTTGCCAGGCTGGCGACATCATTCCCCGTAAAATACGGAAACCTGTCTGCCGCAGTAGCAAGCCCCGCCAGCGCCGTCAGAGTGGCATCTTTCGGTTGCTTACCCGCAAGCGCGTTAGTCATGGTGGTCGCAAAATTCGGGTCGTTGCCCAGCGCCGCCGCCAGCTCGTTCAGTGTGTTCAGTGCATCAGGCGAAGAGTCTACAAGTGCGGCAATCGCAGCCATAACGAAAGCCGTGCTTGCGATTTGGGTATTATTCGTTCCCTGTCGCGCAGTTGGTGTTGTTGGCGTTCCGGTCAGTGCCGGGCTGTTTAATGGGGCTTTCTTGTTCGTTTCATCCATTACTGCCTTAACGGCTTTTGGTGTCGCTGCCAGCGTTTCAGACGTGCTGTTGGTGGCGTTGCTGAGCTGGACAAGGCCTTTTGCGGTCAGCGAGGCGTCCGGGTGACGTCGTGACTGTTCATGCTCTTTCAGTTTGTCATCCACGTAATTCACTGTGGCCATCACCATGGTGTTATCCACGGTAAGCGCCACAGTGGCAGTGCTGGATACGGTCAGAATGGTGCGAAATGTTTGTGCACGTCCGGATCCTTCGGCAACGGTTGGCTTGTAACTTTCGGCAGTATTGCCTACCGCGATCAAATCGCCGTGCTCATCAAACACACCAATTTCCCGGATCCAGAATCCGCCCGTTTCAGGAGGAATAACCAGCTCCGCAATAATGTGGTTCTGATGTGTTGCGTCCAGGGTGACGCGATTAACGGTATGTCGCCACACCTCATGCACAAGACGGGTCTGCTTACTGTCTGGCGTGGGTAAAGTACCGCCGCCGTCACCCACGGCCATATGTGTCAGGCGGACAGGTTTCCCATCTGGCGCGGTTGCCTGCGCTAATTTTTTTGCACCCGTATCGGTGATAATGGTTTTAAATTTTCGTGTTGTGGTACTCATGCTTAATCGTCCGGATAAATGGTAATGACTTCACCGTCGTAAGTTGCTGCTGCCGCGAAAATATCTCCCTGAATCTCCTGAATGATATTCAGCCCTGTCATGTGGCGGCTGACCGGGCGGGCATCAGCAATCAACCGCTCCATTTCCAGATACATTTCCTCCGTCACGCCACTGTCCAGCGTGCCAACATCAATCTTGAATGTTCCGGGTTCGCCGTTGAACTCCCACCACTCAGACACGCGAATGAGGTATCCCAGCGGCTCAATGGCCCGTCGCAGGGCGCTGATGGTTCCTTTGTGTCGGTGTATCAGCCATGCATCACGAATCACCTGTCGCTTTGTCTCTTCCGGCCAGTTGCGATCCCAGCGGTCAACGGAAAACGCCCAGGCGAGATAAGGCAGCAGATGCACCGGGCAGGTGTCCGGCGACCACAGCGTGTTGAGGTCTGCCGGAATGTCTGTAATGCGTGTTCCGACGGCTTCGGCACAACGCATGAAATTGCTGGCTGATGGTGGTAACAGTGAATTACTCATTACGCCCACCTTCGCTGATGGTGAATGACTCACAGCGCGCCGCCTGTATGTCGCTGATGGCCATATTCTGTGTGGGTTCGATTATCTCCACGCGTTGCACACCGTGCACATGCAGTGCGGCAGCAATGGCGGACAACGCCACGTCCTGACCGATAAGCCCCTGCTCAGCCAGCCACTTCCTGAACGACGATTCAGCCGCAGCCAGAATAGGTTCGGATTCCGGACCGGGGTAAAAGTACAGTTTTGCATTCAGCCGCCATGTCACGATTCTGGCACTCTGTACGGTCAGGCGGTCGGCCACCGGGCGGGTATCCTCTGCATTCAGAACGGCGCGAACGGTATTAAGCAACGCCTCCGTTGCTGTGCCGTCGCCCTCAGTGGACAGGATGGAAACCGTCACATTTGCCGGAGACGGACTGATGGCCCGCGCATCGCGCACCAGACCGCTGGCGCTGCGGGCAAAATACTCGTATGCGCCTGACGGGCCTGCAACACTCAGGCCGTCATACGCCCGCTGCGCCCGCAGTCTCAGCGAGGTGTCGTTCTCCATCACCACGTCGGTGGTATCCGTTGCCGGAGTGATAACCAGGCGCTTTGTGTTCATATTGCCCGCGAGGTTGTCCAGGTCTGTTCCGGCGCTGTGGCTCAACATGCAGGCGCGTGCGGCCTCATTGACCCGCTGGCGTAACAGCATTTCACGAAACGACATGGTTTGAGCGATAACGTTCAGGGGTTCCGATTCCAGTTCCAGTGCGGCGGAGACGACTTCACGCTGTTCGGCGGGATAAGCTGCAATCATCATGGCCTTTGTGTCAGCCAGAATTGCCTCAAAGTCAGGCTCCGCGATGATGGCGGGTTCCGGTAACTGGGAAAGGTCAACGGCAGGCATGATTTACTCCCTCAGCGTGATGGTTAATTCAACATTCTGCATGGTCTGCATGACAGTGCCCGACAGCGTCACCCCGGCGTGGCCTCCTGCCTTCCAGACAACGTCGATGGCGTTCAGGGCAATGCGTGGTTCCCATCGTGTCAGTGCAATCACGGTAGCACTCATGCATTGCAGACGCGTGGTGTTATTCATGGGTTCGTCAATCAAATCAGGCACAAGGCTGCCATATTCCCGTCGCATAACCCGGCTTGCCAGCGGGGTGGTCAGGATGTCCCTGACTGACTGTTTCAGGTGCGCCATATCGTTCAGGTTTCCCGTCCCGTCCGGGTTCATTCCTGTGTAGCGGGTTGTCACTGCGGGCCTCCTGTCGAATCGCTGCCACCTTTAACGCCACCGTGCTTATGCGTATGCACTGTGATGCCGTTTGAGGTGAAATCGCCGCCGCTGTGCGTGATATTGCCGCTCATCGTTCCCCCTTTTGTGACGTCAAGCGTCGCTGTTCTCAGAAGGTCTGTGCATTCCACGACAGGCGTGTTCAGTGTCACGCTGATGGATGCCTGCAAAGTGGCCGTTTTCATGCCGCTTGCGCTCAGTGCGCCTGCGTCCGCGTCGTAGCGGAACACCGCGCCGTCCGGCGCGCTGACCACGATTTCTTTCAGGCTTTTGCCGGGTGCCGGAATGGCATCACTCCACAGGCTGCCGATTATCATGGCGGTTTCCGGGTTGCCGCCGATGCAGGCAATTGCCACCTGTTCGCCTGGTGATGGCGGAAACCACACGTTGAAGTCTCCCGCGCGCGTGGTGTTCCAGCGCAGCCAGCCTGTTTCCAGTTCGCCGCTGCGAACGCGCACGCACCAGGATTCCTCATCAACTTCAGAGATGATCCCGGTGCGGATGATATTGCTCAGCAGTCGCATGAGTTCTGCGCTCATCGTACAGCCTCCGCAATCCGGCCCAGCACCGTGTTATAAATCAGGCGCTCATCTGCCTGGCTGATACCCAGCAGCTCACGTACCGGGTAATCGGTGAAAATGCCCGGCGCAACCTGATCGCGCTCACCGAACTGATGAACGCGTGCAATACGTGCGGCCACGCCGCTGTAACCCACCGTCACACCGGAAGCATCTGCACGGGCTTTCAGGTAGCGGGCGGTGCGCAGTTTTACGAACATGGAGACGCGCCTGGTGCTGTCCTGGTTGATGCGCCGGGTGCGTATTTCCAGAAAACGGTCGATGTCATCCCGGTAAAACGTGCGGATATTGTTTTTATCCTCATCCCACCCGGTGATGGTTCGCCCGTATTTCCCCGTGTCGTGATGCCAGTTTTTCAGCGTGCGTGCTTCGTTATTCCAGATAAAGCGAATGCGCTCCTGTATCCGGGTTACGCGGCGTCTGCGTGGTGTCCATGCGGTCCCGTCCGGCGCTTTCTGTGACCGGATACGCGCCTGCTGGGCGCGGCGTAAATCCTGTGCCAGCTTTCTGGCGATGTTATTAATGGCCTGCTGATTCAGGCTGTCGCGGATAGCCTCAAAGGTTTCATCCACGCGGGTGAATGCCTTATCCATCGCTTTCCCCCCACGTCACATCCTGGAATACATGCGACCAGTCGCCTTCGGAAGAGGGCAGGCGGGGTTTTGGCTCCGGCAGGTGTTCTGCCTGCGGTGTGCCCTGACTGCTGCGCGTGATGCGAACGCGTTCCCGCAGGGGGAGCGTAAACAGGAGATCGGCGCTGTCATCGTCATTGATAACGGCGGAAAATTTGATGTCCTGATTACGCTCCGGATTGAGCAACAACTGTGGCTGATTTTCGGATAACCACGCCAGCAGCGGCAGCGTGAGGTCGTCCAGCTCTCCGGCGTAATCCATGACAAACATCACTATCTGATAGCGGTAAACAAACGATGGGGTTTCTCCGGTCGTTTCAATGTTGCCGCTCTCCACGAAAATGGTGAATTTTTCCGGGTTGGCATGACACCACCGGCATGAACGGGTCATGGCTTCACGCAGGGAATCAGTTTTCAGCATGGTTGTTGTCCTCGTTGTTCAGTCGTTGCAGCCTGCGCTGTTCCAGTAATTCAATGGCCCGCTTATCGGCGTTACAGGTTTCCAGTGCGTCCATGAGGCTGTCGCTCCATATCCCGATGTTTCCCCATGATGGCGTCACCGGAAACGGCGGGGGAAGTACGGGGGCGGTCAGCCCTTCCGGGATGAAACGGAACGACGGCGGCGGCGCGGACGCGTTCTGCGTGCTGGTGCAACCGCTCAGTAAAGCGAGCGTCAGGAACAGCGCGGGCACATGCATCTGTCGTGATATCGTTGCGTAGCTGTTCACGTCGGATTTCCCCTTCCTGTTGTCGGTTCTGGCGCGCTGTCATGACGTCACGCAGTACACCGGATGCGGTGCTGATGATGGTGCCGGCCTCTTTCAGGGTCCGGCTGTAATCGTCCAGTTGCGCCTGTGTATAACGGTTGTGTCCGTCTTCCTGCCCCAGTCTGAATGTCTGCCAGAGTGTTATGGTCAGCAGCGTGAGGACGGTCAGTGCCATCATCAGGATGTAACGCACTTTCATGACTGGCCTCCGGTGTCACGTAAGCACCATGCACGAAAATCAGTACGACGGTTAACCAGTCCCTGTGAGCGTTCGCCGCCGCTGTTCACGAAGTCAGTCAGTCTGTTGCACATGTCAGGCCAGTTGTGCGCCTGTGCATGTTTCCAGATAGTGGTGCGGTGGTAGTTACGGTTCTTATCCCTGAACCACATAAGATTTCTGCATCCAAGATTAAAGGCGGCATCTGTCATTGCCTCAAACGCGGACTGTGGCATGGCGTTGCCGCTGAAGTTCTGATTTATGCAGTTTTCTGCATGTTGCATATCATTAACCCAGCGCCCGGCGACTTCCGTTTCGGTGTACAGACGATTTTCCACATGCCCGGTCGAGCCGCACCCCACGGTCATTACCCCGGCAATATCCCGGTAAGGCGTTGCGCGACAGTCCTCCCATGTGGCAATGCGGATTTGCGCTTCCGGGCTGGTCCGGAGTTTGTGAGGGGCAATGGAGAACCCCAGCGCCACAATGGCGGCTACGGCGTAACGTTTAACGGGCAGCTTTATCATGTGTATCGTTATCCCGCAGAATGTTCAGAGCCTGACGCTCACTGTCGTGAAGTGGCCGTGCGTCTGACTGCGCCAGGATACTGGCGATGAGTTCATTGCGACGCTGCATGGCGGTTTCCATCAGGCGGCGATGTCGCCAGGCATGTAATGCAGACAGAGAACCGAGTAACAACCCGGCAAGGGCGATTTTTTCACTGATGGTCATCACGCCTATTGTGGTGGCTGTGACTGATGCCCAGAAGGTGATCCAGTCACTCACCCGCTGAAAAAAACCTGTTACCATAGCTGTATCATCTCTCGTTGTTTTTTCTTCTCCGGCTCCGGCATTTCCACCTCCTGTCCGGCTTCCAGAAATACCTGTCGGCAGAGTCCGGGGTTGGCATCCAGCACCTTTTCGGTGACGCCCTGCGTCGTGCCGTAGTACCGGAAACAGAGCGAATCCACGGTGTCGCCTTCCAGTGTCTTCACTTTCATCAGCACAACTCCGCAAAGATTCGCGGGCGGCACAGAATGTCAGAGATGGCCCAGCTCACATCGCGCCACAAATCCGATGTCTGTATATCCAGTGCGTCCGCCCGGCGGTCGCCCTTGTCCGTTGTGTCCGCATCGCGGTAACGCTCCAGAATCAGGGCGCGTGTGGCGGTATAAACAGCATTGCGCCAGTGCCAGAGATTGACGCTTTCTCCGTTAATTACAGGTGCCGGAACATCGGCCAGCGTCTGATGGCCAGCCGCCTGCTGTTCCTGCTGCCATGCTTCCAGCTCGCGGGTAACGTGTGCCACGGCCCCGGTGGCGGTATGCAGCAGGCGGGAGGTGGTCACGCGGCCCGGCAGTCGTACCGCCAGACGCAGCTCGCGCAGCACAATATCCGGCCAGAATGCACCCGCTGAAATACGGGTATCGCCATCTTCGGTGTCGGTGATGTCGTCCTCTGCGGGTCCGGGTTCAGTTCTGGCAACCATACTCATGGGGTTCACTCCTGAAAAAATCGGGCGGTGGGTGCGCGGTGTAAACGGTCACGGAGCCAAACCGGAACACCGCGCACGCCGCCCGCTGACGGGGTCAGTCGTTAACCGCGCTTCGCCTTCTGCGTCGCGGTGGTTTTTCGTGTTGCAGGCTTCCGCGTTGTCTTTTTACTTTCGCTGCTTTCGTCCTGCGCCTGCTGTGCGCTGGCGTCTTCTGGTGCGGCTGCGGAATCGGCTTTTTTCAGGGCGCGGGAAAGGGTTGCAATCTCGCGTTTCACACCTGCGTTCTGGTTCAGATGCATCGCTTCGCGCAGCAGCTTCAGTGATGAGGCCATGCTGTCCGCATCGCTCAGGCCACGGCGGGCAAAGGCGCACGCCTTGCATAATTTGGCGCGCACTTCGTCCGGCATATCCTGGTTGGCGACAATTTCCCAAAGTGTGTCCAGTGGTTCGATAAAGACGGACAAATCCGCGTCGGCATCCGTCCCGGCCTGCGTCAGTACCGGATTGCAGATTTCTTCGGTCAGCACTGTGGCAGCAGTACGGCCAAAGTTATCCGGCATGATGAGGTTGTGACGGACCGCATACGCACCAATACGCAGCGCAAGCGGAAGATCGCCGCAGTCAATCGCCCACACCATCAGCGTGGCAATCACTTCGTCCTGTTGCCCGCCGTCAGCCTCCAGCGTTCCCTCAATCCAGCCGGAAAAGTCCGGCAACAACGCTTTTTTGATGTCGGCTTTCGCGCTTCTGGCCTGTACGCCCTTAAGCCGGGCCTGTGCCAGACGCAGACGATACAGCACCTCTTCATGCGCGGTACGCGCGGCGTGGTCCACACCTTCATTCGCCCGGCCTGCGCGCTGTGCCATCACGTTCTGCCAGTGTTGCTGTGCAGGAGTAATCATTTTTTCTCTCCGTTACAGGCGGGCATGATGCCCGCCGTGAGTTGATTAGCTGTCGGCGAACTTCAGGCCAGTGACCATCGCGCACTTGCCATAGTCTTCAACGACATAAGCGTCATTGATGGACTGGTAGGTGGCGATGCGGTTGTATTCCGGTTCGTCTTTCATCAGACGACGCATTGAACCTTTCTGCCAGTAAATCGACAGGTTGTTGAATGAGGTGATCAGCATCGTTGCATCCGGGAAGAACGGTGCAAGGAACACACCCAGCCCGCCAATGGTGCGCGATGACAGGATGAGCTGCCCGGCAAGTAATTCCGCATTGGGATTCTGGCCGCTGATGCTGTTCAGCACTGGCAGACGCAGCGAGTTAAACAGGTTGCGCCCCATAATCACCACGAGGTCGTCAGCTTCCTTGTGCCATTCATCCAGCAGAGATGAGCGCGCGTCCTGTACCAGTGCATCAGGGTTCGCGTATTTACCCGCGTGCGCCACGGTGTTGTCCATGTTGCGGGAAGTCAGCGTCACGTCATTCATTACGCGCTCGCTGGCATTGGTTCTGATGTGCTCCAGCCACCCCACGTTAACGTCCTGAAGCAGCTTGTTGGTGCTGAAGTTGGACTCATCCGCGTGAGATGTGCCGTTGAAACCGATCATGATGCGGTCAAGTGCCACCTGTCGGGCAATCTGTGCGCTGATGCGGGACTGAAAATCGCTGTGTGCCGACCAGGCATCAAGCTGCGGATACGAAATAAACGTGTCGTAGTTCACCTGTTCGCACTGGTATTTGCGGTTTTTCAGATCAACCACGTTATTCGGGTTACGGCGTTTTGTTCCGTCATAACTGGTATTTGTGCGTGCAATCGGTCCTGTGGTGTCCAGGAGGATTTTTTCGCCTTTCTGGTCGGTCACGCCGATCACGTTAATTTTTTTTGTAAGTTCGGTGCTATCCTTTGAGGCGTTTTCAAAACGTTGCTGCACCGCAGGTTCCACGGTAAATCGCGATACCAGTGCAGAAACCGGGATATTGTTAAGCGACGCCTGCTGCGCCATATAGCAACCCAGCTTGTTGCGGGTAATATCTGACATCACCAGATTCATAAAAAATTTGCTCCTTTGTCTTATCAGAAGTCAGCCAGCTGGTCGGAGGCTGCGCCCGTTGCGGTGAACCGGTTCTGCGGATCGCCGTCCTGCGTGCGCAGTTTTTCCTTCAGTGCTGTCAGCTCCGTGGTCAGTAAAGTGATTTTCTGGCTGTCCTGCTGATGGCGTGTTTCCAGCGCATTAAAACGGTCGATAATGTCGGCCTGTGACGTTGCGACGCTTTCCACCGCTTCCTGAATACGGGAGAAACTGGCGTCATCCGCTTTGCGGCCACGACCAATAATCCCCATTACGTGGTTAAACCACTGGGTGCCTTCTTCCTGGCGTTGTTCTGCCATTTCGATGATTTCAGACTCGATGGCTTCGGAGATAAGCGGTGCTTCACCCTGGATACTGTTGAACGTCATCACCGCCTGACGTTGCTGTGCCGTGAATTTCAGGCGCTCAGTGCCCAGGCTTGCCGGGGTGTCGGTCATCGCCAGCCCGACCAGATAGGCGCGCCCGTTAACGGAGAACTGCGGGTGCAGTTCGATACTGGAATAGATTTTCTTGCCGTCCGCGACAAGCTGCTTCATGCGCTCGGTCGGTTCGATTTCTGCATACAGCGCAGTACGTCCGGCCAGCGGACCTTCCGTAATGTCTTCCGTACTCAGTGCGGTGACATCGCCCATTGCGGAAAATTCGCTTGACGGGCATGGCGAGAGATAGTGCTCAACGTTCACGCGGGCAGCGTAAACATCCGGGTTGAAGTTCTCGGCGGCTTCACGCAGATGCACCGGACTGATTTCACGGCCATCAACAGTTGATCCGGAGACAGCCACGCGAAACTTTTTGCGGGATGTCTTTTTTTCATTAGCCATAGTTTTTGCCCCTCTGACTGGTTCTTCAGTCATGATGGCAAAGCGTAACAGGCTGATACAAAGGGCTTTTGTTGTAAGAAAACGGCCAGAACAGGGGGTTAAGGAGAACGGTTTCGCGCGCGGGTAATCTTCCTGTAATTACTCAGGGGGAGCAATGATTCAGGACGCTTTTGTGCGCCAGCGTGCGCGGCAACTTTACTGGCAGGGTTATCCGCCCGCAGAAATATCACGTCTGATGGGAATAAACCCGAACACGATTTATGCGTGGAAAAAACGCGACCAGTGGGATGAAACGCCACCCGTGCAGCGTGTCACGCAGTCCATCGATGCGCGCCTCATCCAGCTTACTGAAAAACAGAATAAAACAGGTGGTGACTTTAAGGAAATAGACCTGCTGACCCGGCAGCTTAAAAAACTGCATGATGGCCAGCCGGATGCGACGGCCACAGGAAAGAAAGGCCGGGCGAAAAAACTCAAAAATCATTTCACGCCGGAACAGATTGCCGCACTGCGGGAAAAAATCATCAGCAGGCTGGAGTGGCATCAGCGGGGCTGGTTTGACTCCCTGACGCTTTGCAGGGAAGCCGGGATACGTAACAGGATGATCCTGAAATCCCGACAGATTGGGGCGACCTGGTATTTTGCACAGGAAGCACTGCTGATGGCGCTGCGTGACGATGTGGCACAACCTTACCAGCGTAACCAGATTTTTTTGTCTGCGTCGCGTCGTCAGGCGTTCCAGTTTAAAAGCATTATTCAGAAGGCCGCGGCTGAAGTCGATGTGGAGCTGAAAGGGGGCGATAAAATCATCCTCTCCAACGGCGCAGAGATGCATTTTCTCGGCACTTCTGCTGCGACGGCGCAATCTTACACGGGCAATTTTTATTTTGATGAATTTTTCTGGGTCAGTCGCTTTGCTGAACTGCGCAAGGTGGCTGGCGCTATGGCAACCCTCAGCGGACTGCGGCGCACCTGCTTCTCCACGCCATCCACCGAAACGCACGAGGCATACGCCTACTGGAACGGCGACCGCTGGAACGAGAAAAAGGCCGCGCATAAACGCCAGCGTTTTTCTGTGGACTGGAAAACGCTGCATAACGGGCTTATCTGCCCTGACCGGACGTGGCGGCAAATTGTCACGCTGGAAGATGTGGTTAATCACGGCTGGAAACACACCGATATTGATGAAATTCGTGATGAAAACACCGAAGACGAGTTCCGCAATCTCTATATGTGTGAGTTTGTCCGCGAAGGGGAATCGGCATTTAACCTGAATATCCTGATTGGCTGCGGTGTTGACGGATACGACGACTGGAAAGACTGGAAACCCTTTGCCCCCCGCCCGATGGGGAATCGTCCGGTATGGATTGGGTATGACGCAAACGGCAGCAGTGGTAACGGCGACAGCGGCGCTGTGTCCGTGGTGGTTCCTCCGGCTGTTCCTGGTGGTCGTTTCAGAACGGTGGAGACGCGACGCGTTCAGGGGCTGGAATTTGAAGAGCAGGCCAGAGTTATTGAAGAGTTCACGTATCGCTACAACGTGGAACACATCGGCATTGATGCGACGGGCGGGCACGGGGATGCCGTCTATCAGATAGTGAAACGGTTTTTTCCCGCCGCCATCCCTTACACCTTCACGCTGTCATCAAAACGGTCGCTGGTACTGAAAATGCTGCAAATAATGCGTGCCGGGCGGTGGGAATACGATCGCGCCGAACGCGAGCTGGTTGCGGCCTTTAACGCCGTGCGTAAGGTGAAAACACCGGGCGGTTTTATCACTTACGAAACGGACCGCGCGAGGGGGATCAGCCACGGCGACCTTGCGTGGGCAACCATGCTTGCTGTCATTAACGAACCGATTGGCGGCGAAGGAGAAAACGAGCGTTTCACGGTTATGGAGTTCTGATGAGCAGAAAAAATAAAAAAGTGCGCATGAGTTCACGCATTGATCTCGCTGATGCGCTCAGGAAAGAATCGTCGCTCAGTGCATTCACATTTGATGGTCCTTACCGCCTGACCGGGCATGACCTGCTGGACAATATGTACTGTGCTGATAACGGGCGGTGGTATGAAACCCCGGTGGACTGGTACGGTCTGGCAAGAGCTGCCCGGCAAACGTCCTGGCATCAGTCTGCGCTTTACTTTAAGCGCAATGTATTGCTCGGCTGCTATATTCCGCACCCGCTGCTTTCCCGGCAGGATTTCTCGGCGCTGGCGCTGGACTGGTTTGTGTTCGGTAACGCATTCCTTGAGCTTCGGAGCAATATGCTCGGCGAACCGCTTAAATTACGGCACGCCCTGGCGAAATACATGCGACGCGGAAGCGATCTTGAATCATGGTGGTATGTGCAGGATGGCAAGGATGCGTTTCAGTTTCGTCCTGGCAAAGTGTGCCACCTGATGAATCCGGATATTAACCAGGAAATCTACGGCATGCCGGAATATCTTGGCGCATTACTCTCGGCCAGCCTTTCTCATTCGGCGGACATGTTCAGAAAACTGTACTACGACAACGGATCCCACGCCGGGTGCATCATCTACATCGGTGCAGCGCAGGTAAACCGCGAAAGCATGGACTCCCTGAAAGAAACGCTACAGGGGGCACGTGGTGGTGGTGCGTTTAAAAACGTGCTCATTCATGCGCCCAACGGGGGCAAAGAGGGGGTGCAAATTTTGCCGTTCCAGCAGATCACCGCAAAGGATGAGTTCATGAATGTTAAGGCGGCATCCCGTGATGATGTGCTGGCTGCGCACCGCGTTCCGCCGCAACTGATGGGGGCGATGCCGGGCGAAAAAAGTGCGTTTGGTGATGTGGAGAAGGCCGCGCGGGTTTACGCAATTAACGAGCTGATGCCCGTCATGGAGGCCATGAAGCACATCAATGACTGGCTTGGCGAAGAGGTGATCCGCTTTAACCCTTACGCACTGTTAGACACCCAGCCCACATCCTGACGCGCTTCGCTTGTCTGCTGCTTCGCCGGGGCATAAAAAATTTATGCCCCGACTCTCCAGCTCCTGTATCAGTCAGATAATTTCACGACGCTTTCCTGCTGATTGCCATCATCGACAGTCAGACTCTTACGCAATCCCACCTCGTTGACTGCATATTCTCGCCGTCTCAGTGCGATTTTGACGGCCTTACCTTTCACCCCATCAAATCAAAAGCCCTCACGTCTTTTTCACGCTCAGCGTGAGAAATACAGCCATTCTGTTGTATCTCTGCGACATCGTTCAGGGAATGCTATTTACCCCCTGAAACGCGGGCTGTTCCCCCGTCACCTGCGCGCAGAAAAAACGCGTTTTTTTGTGCATGCACGGATCCTTGACGGATCCAGCCGCCACGCGGGCCGGAAGGGCAAAAAGTCGTTCAAAAAAATTGTGCAAATTTGTGCACTATTGTGCATTTATAAAATCAACTAAAAAACACCTAGTGTGACTTACCTCTACCACTCGATCGGCACGTAGTCATTAAGTTCCGGAGACCAATTGCACTTTTCACATCTGTGTTTTCCATTCTGGCAGATACATAAACGATAACGGCCACAATGCGGGCACCCATTTTCACCATTATCATAATCACCGAGCGACCATTCCTGCATAAGCAGCTCTTCTTCATCATCATTTAGCATTAATCCCCCTTGAGCTATTTACTCTTCTCGGCCCTCAAAATCATACGAGAACCATCATCCAGCTCCCAATTAATTTCACCGCCTTCTGCCATGACTAGATGCCAAACGAGTTGAGCGGCCTCGTTGGTTACATCGCGACCGCGATCATTTCCTACGCGGCGTTTTGTTCCGTCTCCTAAGTCACGCATTTTTGCCAATACGATGGTTTTTGATAGCGGTGAAAAACCAAGCTGTAGTCGTGCTGAATTACTCACTGGCTGCCCCCTTTGTACTGTGTTAACTCTTCCTGCTCCTGCATCATGCGATTGACCTGAACGCGTGTGCGTCGAACGGCAAAATTAAATTGAAACATGAGCCGGAACATTTCTGATGCTTCCGTGTGAGCATCACGGATAGGTGACAGGCGGTACAGTTCTGCCTCCGTAGCTTGTTGAATCAATGACAGATCAAATTGAAGTGCGGGTCTGGTACATTTTGCACATCTGGCAGCAAGCTCCGGTATTAGTCTCTTAACGAAGGTGTTTTGCACCGCTTTGTTGATTTGTGTCTGCATCCAAATCGCAAATTTCAGCGAACGCATAAGTTTGATAGCCTCGGGCAGCGGCAGATAGATCATGCTGGTAGATTTGGGTGGTTGGTGAACCATCTTCACGGATACGCGATTTCGCAGCGTTCGGAAAATCGTGTTCCCAACAACAGCTTCTACGGATACAGGACAGGGAGCCAGACCAGCCCGCAGTGCTTCTTTCATTAGCATGTATTCGTATTTTTTCATCGTGTTTTCCTCGTGCGGGGCGACAGTGCACCCCGATAAAATTAAAAGCCGTCAAATTCGTCATTCAGGAAATAATGCCCGGATATTCCCTGCTATCTGACTGGTTATCTGTGCGGTTGGTACTGGCTGTGGCACGGGGCGTTCTGTCCTGGTTTGTGTCACCGATAACGCCTCATCGTCAGCCCATGCAGCCAGTCGGTAAGCCTCTGCTGGATTCATTTTCAGAAGTGCCAGCCCGGCCAGAAAAGCCACGCGTTGGCCGCTTTTGCGGGCTTCTGGTGTAAGGCTGCCCAGCCAGGCGCATGCTTCGCTTTCGTTCTTGACGGCCGCAGGCTTCAGATAGAAACTTATCCGTCTGGTTGGTGTCGTCATTGGTTTACTCCTTGTCCATTGCGTACAGCCCATTAACCAGAGCAAACTGTGGCACCCCGTCCGCGATGAAAGTCGCATTAACTCCGCAGGCTTCGCGGATAGCGGGTGCCACAATCTCCGCCCCTCCACCGACAACCATCACCCGCCCGTAACCCGAAAAACCCGCCAGCGCGCGGATCACGCGTTGTTTCAGTGTTTCTTCCTTTTCACGAATAACCGCCATCAGGCTGGCGTAATGCGCGTCATTGTGGATGTGCTGGCGCAGCCAGGCTTCATCATGGCGATGTTCGATAATGGTATTGGCGATGTGGTGACTGGTGCGCATACCGTTAGTGGCCATCACCGACAGTACGGCATCGGCCATCAGAGAAACGCCTACGTGTGGATCGCAAAACACCTGGCTGATACCTGCCAGTTGCCCCTGAACCTTTGCCACATCCAGCGTGGTTCCGCCCAAATCCACAATCAGCAGGGATTCAAACGGACTCATGTCAGCCAGTGCCTTAAAGCCAGCCGGAATGGATTCAGGCATAACCCGCACGTTACGGATAGTGAATGCTTCGCCGTTCTGGTACTCCACCGGGCGCATAACGTTCGCTTTTTTGCGGTTGATGTTGGCCATGTCCGGCTGTGCGTTTGTGTCGAAATACTCGCTCAGTGGCAGGGTGACAACCACATCCACCTCCTGTGGCGTGATGCCTGATTTGACCAGCGCGTGATGAATGGCAATGACATTTACATCGCTGTACTGGTATTGCGTGTCGGTTGTCTGGACAAAGCGATCGCTGACCGGATCAAAACCATAGCGCACGCCATCAAGCATGTAGTTCGCGGGCTGCATGCCACCGAACGGCGCAGACCATTCCGACTTGAAGCTGTTCGGGCTGATGGCGTTGCGGCGTTCGCCGTTCTCAGTCCATGCCAGCTTGATGTTGGTGGAGCCGTCGTCGATACAAATTTTCATGTCGCTTTTCCTTATGTTGATTAATTAATCGTTTACGGGATTCTGAAATCCCGTTTTTGCCTGTTTTGTGCGCGCTTCATATATCGCTGCGCGTTTTTTGCTCATTTACGGGATTCGTGAGTCCCGTTTCTGTCTGTTTTTTGTTTCCACTGGTCAGGCCACCCCGCAGCAGGTCTGCTTTGCGGCGGGCGCGTTCAGTGGTTTCACTGATTCTCTGTGCGTGCTCTGCGTCGCGGATGGCGCGCAGCATGTCAGAAAGCACGGTAACGGGTGTTTTCATGGTGTTCTGGTCCTGCTGAAGTGTGGATGCCAGGCGTGCGGCGGCTTCAGGGTCTGATGCCCCCAGCTGTGTCAGATAGCTGGCGACCGGGTTATGGCGGATCTCCGTGCTGCTTACGCCATGATTACGGCTCAGGCGCTGCCAGAGCTGCGTGATTCGGCTGTCCGGGCGGGTATCCGGTTTGCGTACAATTTCAAATCCCTGCGGTGCAATGATGCTGCCGTCAACGTACAGACTGCCGCCCCGTAACAGGTGCTGCATCTGTTGTTCACCGATATGCAGGCCGAGAGATTCAGCAGACTCCCGCCATTCTTTAGCGAGTAATTCGTGGTTATCAGGCAAAGGCCGCTGCTGTTTGCGGCTCTGTGTCCAGCTCTGCATTTCATCACTGCTGTTTTTTGCCTGTTTGTCACGAAGCGAACGCATCAGCGCCCGGCGTTCGTGCCGTTTCAGTGAGCGCATCCATTCATCCACATCAACGCCGTCAGGGAGCTGCGGCCACGGTGCTGGCCGTTCTTCCGGCTGTTCTGTCCCGTTGTTGTCCGTTTCCTGTACACGGGGACAGTTATTGCCACGAGTCCAAGGGGCGGCAGGGCCGCCCTGAAGGTCAAAACCATTTTCGCGGGCGCTGTCTTCCGCTTCCGGTTTGCGTCTTACCAGCTTCCAGTTATCCGGATGCGTGCACACACGGGAGGATTCCCCGATGAGTGGTGACCAGATCCCGTAAATCTGTACGCTCTGTTCGCCGTAATCGTTCAGCTCATCGGCGAGGTCGTAGGCGGTGCGAATCAGGTAGTCTTTGCGTGGAACAAGTACGCCGCCCTGTTTCTCTATGTAGGTGGCAAAACATCCGGCATCAGCGGCGGCAAGAACCGCATCCATTGCGTCATCCTTCAGCCGTTGCGGGCCTTCCGGGTTGCGTGCCATCTGGCTGGCAAGGCGGCGCAGTTCACGCCATACCTGGCGGGAGGGGATGCCAAAGAACTGGAACTGGCGGACCCGGTGAAGGCGCGCCCAGCCGATGGCGCGTTCCACGCTCTCGGCCATTGATTTTCCGGTTTCGTGGTCAACGCGTGGCTTGCCCGTTTTCGGGTCGATGCCATCCACGGCGCGGCTGTCCAGGTTTTTCCCGATGTAGGTGGCGATGTAGCTGGTTGGCGTGCCTTTTGAGCCGTCTACATACTCCGCCTTAAAGCGCGGAGTTATGTCATCGCCCAGCTCGTGACGATCTTCCTGAATGGCAATATCGCGGGTGTGGGACACAATGGTGTCGATTTCTTCCGGATGAGCAAAGACCATCATATGCCAGTGCACGGTGCCGTCATGGTGAGGCTCCGCCGTGCGGATGCCATACCAGCGCAGGCCGTCGCGGTTCAGTTTTTTGCGGACCGTCGCAAAAAACGTGTTAACCAGGTAATCGCTGGAGTCGCGCATTGTGGCCCCGTTCCATTTGGGATTCGGATGACCGTTCTCCGTTGTGGCGTGGTATTTTGACGGGCAGGTGACAGTCAGAAACACCGCTTTGTCGCCACGGGCTTCGGCCAGAAGTTCCAGCCCCTTCATGGTGGCCATCATTTCTGCCTTACGGTGAACCGGGTTACTTACTCCCGCGTAATACACCGTCTCGAGATCAATCGTGAACCCGTCTTCATTTTCCAGCATGAAACTTTTCAGGAAATCGCGTGTTTTCTCGCGCTGTGCGCGAAACTCGCTTAACGCGTCCTGGCTCAGATAGGGCGATGTTTTTCTGGAAACCAGACAGGCGGCGCGAAGTTGTTCTTCTCTCCACTCGCAACGTAACAGCCACAGTTTGCGTTTCCACCATTCCGCACAGGTCAGGCGAAGGATTGCGCCCGGCAGCAGTTCTGTGTCCGGTTCGTGCCTCCGGTCTTTGTCTGTTGTCAGTGCGTCATAATGCGGAGGCATGGCGTGTAAGTGTAACGCCATGCGGGCCAGCATCTGATACGCCTTCAGCGTTACATCCATGGTCAGCTCGCCATCAGTCGCGCCAAAACCATCGCAGAGTTTTTCGAAGGTGCTGCTGAACATCGCCGCCGTCATGGTGGCCAGCGTCTGTATCTGGTGTTTGTTGAGTTGCGGCAGGTAAAGCAAATCGTCCAGGCGTTCACGTCCGGCAAGGGAGCGATAACCCGGTGTCAGCCAGTGTCCGTCAGTGCGATCCAGACGTTCGAATATTTTGCGCAGGGTTCCGCGTGCATAGCGTTCCGCCTGCCAGCTCTTTTTGCCTTTCCGGCGATCGGCTTCCTGTTTTTTGCGCAGGAAGGAGAGGTGGCGAATAAGCGGATCGCGCAGATAGGACGGCAGCAGGCGCAGCGAGGCCATGGCTTCATCCACCGCGCCGCGTGCCTGTTTTCTGGCGCCTCCTGCCAGTGTGATGGTTTTGTCCTGTTTTTCCTGTGCGTCCAGGCTTTTATTAATCAGGTTGCCCAGTGGCGTGGCGGAGAACGCCGCATCAGCCATTTCCTGGCGGCGCTCGTTCTCTGCCCGGTGGGCATCCAGCCAGGAGGAAAGCGCGGATTCAGGAGCGGGGATCCCCGTTCCTTCACGCCCCACTGCGTGGCGCGGTTGTTGCCAGTCCCTGATGTACTCTGCCGTCATAGTGATTTACTTCGTCATGCCATTCAGGGTGTCGCGGCAGACTGTAGCCAGCCGCTGAATTTCCAGCACGGTGTCTTCTGTGTCGGCATGGCGATGTGTGATGCGGATGCTGTCGGCAATCACATCGACGATTGCAGAGGATGGGCGCTGGTAAATGCCAATAACGGACGGGGTGCCACCTTCAATGCGGTAAAGCCTGTAATTTCCCTCGTGGCTGTCAATCATGTAGCGACCATCAATAACAATCTTTCCGTCAGCGAGCTGCGGTACAGGCAGGGATTTCAGGTACATGTCATAACGATCACGCACGCGAGCGGCAAGATCACGCTCTGTGTTGAGCAGGTATTCAAGAAAGTCGTTGGCGAGAATCATTGCGGCAATCCTCTTGTTACAGATGTGCGAAGGCCTCCCGCCGCAAGGTGCAGGAAAGGCCCGGAACAGGAATTAATGGAGTTTGTTTTGCTGCCGGATGAGCTGCTGAAGCCCGACGTGGTTTCCGGCAGTTGGAGGTGCTCATGCTCTGATTTCCCTCAGTAGCTGGTTGAACATCTGGGTTAGTGGGTTGCTACACCCAAACGGCATCAGGTTTACCTGATAAGAAAAGCGACCGCCTGTTTTGCGCTCTTTTCTTGTGACTAAACCGCTGCGCCAGAGACGGCGTAGCTCCGCATTAATGGTTGTGGTTGGTGTATTCAGTGCTGCGGCGATTTCTCCACTGCTACAACCCGGATTGGCAGCGATGTAGTCCAGAATGGTCATCTGCGTGACTCCTGTACCTGTCTGATAAGATTCACCTGCACCACGTTGGTGGCGCAGAAGTAAGTGCCGTCAGTGAGATAGATATGATGTGCATCCTTTTCTGAACGGTGTTTGTCGATTGTGGTAATCAGGCGTTCGTCAACTTCGTATTCACGTCCTCTGGAGGTGAAACGAACGACAGGAAAATGCTTAATTGCCATTACGCCTCCTTGGCGTGTGCGAATACCTCCGCGAATGCGGATTGTTTTCACATTTTCTTATTTAACCTAGGGTCTTATTTGCGCGGTTATTCTTCAGTGAAAAAGCGTTCAATCTTTTTTACTGAATTAATAATTCGCATAATCCCAATGGCGCAGACCACCGAAATAATCAGAACAAGCCATGAAATAAATATACTCATGCGATATTTCCCAGCTTATACGGTTCAATATGTTCCCCGCATTCTGCGGCACAGATCAGCTCGGAAAGTTCGTTAAGTGCATCCAGATCATCAGCGTAAAAAGCCACGTCATACAGACTTCGGATTGCTCTGGTCAATGAGTCACGGGCCGCACGTTCAGCATGAGCGCCTGATGCACTTAAGCGAAAATAAAAACGCTCAAGTGCTTTGTTAATGAGAGTTTTATATTCTTTGCCCATCACAACGCCCTTTAATCTGCTTTCTGTATTTCAGCTTCTGAATCCATACAAATAATTTCGATATAGGGTTCATCGCCATTAACCTGGCGTGCCTTTTCATCTTCGCTGATGATTTCTCGTACGGTCTGGTACGGAAGTTCCACAAGCAGTCGCGTGCCGTTCAGATAAACGTAAGTGGCTTCGTCGGCTCCGTTTTTACCCGCCGGAGTCACTCCGTCAATAGCGGATGCACGTAATAACAGTTCACCGCGAAAATCAATAAAACGGATAAATACACCTTGTGCATTGTCTTTGGTCATAAAGCACCTGTTATAAATCAGCCTGTTTAATAAAACTTTGCCCGCGAAGCAGACGATCAACCGTGCGAAGTGCTTCGTATAATGTGAAATCCTGCCCGAACTGATTGTCGCCACAGCTCAGTGCAAAAATGCGGTTTCCGGTAAACGGATTGCGTGGGCATTTGTGGATCACGATTCCAGCTTTCTCAATCAGCCAGGCGTGCTCGCCGATTTGTTTTACTGGGTAGCCATCCGGCGTTGCGTGTGTATCACTCAGGCTGTAGCGGATGTTGCTGCGTGATGCACTGGTAGTGAAACGGTTAGCGTGGCGTTCTGTTCCGGTACAAAAATTACGGCGTTGCTTCAGCATAAAATGACACCTCGTTATTTTGTCATCTGCACGTATTTCTCTGCGTTTCTGATGGTTTTCAGGAAAATTGCGAAGAGATTTACTTTGCGTTTTGTGTTTCTTCCTTCTTGAGTAACGGGAATTACCGATCTATCAGCCTGCCTTCTTACAGCGAGAATGCTTTGATTTGTGCGTTTCGCATAATCCTCTAGGCTTTCTTCAAGTACCGGTAGCCCATGTTCATTACGGTATGGGTAGAACGCCGCCAAACGCTCAAAATCCGCTTGTTCGTATGTGTTAAGGACTTTTGCCATGGTGTGATAACCTATTCAATCTGGTGCTATTTGTGGCTCTTTGTAGCGTCAAGTGGTACTCAACTGATAACCAATATAGTATTCAGGTGCACACCATGTCAATAGAGATATCAAAGAAGCTAAAAGCAATTCGAGAATCTGAGGGGCTTAGTCAGGCAAAGTTCGCGGATTCAATAGGTATTGCGGTTGGTACGGTTAAGCAATACGAGACTGGTATTCGAGGTGTGGGAACGGAGGTTTTACTGAAAATCACAATGCACCCGGAATTTAAAAAATACACTACGTGGTTGATGAGTAACGAAACAAATGAGGCTGCTGGGCAGATCAGTCCTTCTCTCTCCCCTGATGGGCCAGAAAACACATCGTCTTCTCAAAAATCCCGCAAGACTGGCACACAGCCCGGCTAATCATGGAACGCTGGGGGCATGGTGGTCTTGTAACGCTGGGGCTTCACGAATGAGCATAAAATCAATTCCGGGAGGGTATCTTCTTGACATGCGTCCTGAGGGGCGTAAAGGCAAACGCATTCGCAAAAAATTTAAAACGAAATCGGATGCAGTTTTATATGAGCGGTGGGTGCTGGCGCAACAGCATAACAATGAGTGGAAAGGAAACTCCATTGATCGCCGTCCGCTGTCAGTGCTTATTGACTTGTGGTGGAAATACCACGGCCAGCTAATGAAGTCAGGGCATAACACGCGCCTTAAATTGCTGCGCTTGAGTGAGGCAATGGATGACCCGTGCGTGCATAAACTTAATACAACGATGCTCACCGAGCTACGTGTGTCCAGGATAGAGCAGGGGATACAGCCCAGCACCATAAATCGAGAGATTGGGGCGTTAAGCGCGATGTTTACCGCACTCATCTCATCCGGCCATTTTCTTAACGATAACCCCGTTCAAGGCCTTAAAGGAATGAAGGTTAACGAGCGTGAAATGGGATATCTGAGTAAGTCTGAATGTGTTCAGTTGCTGGATGCACTGGCTGAAAATCCCGATGAACGGCTGGCCGTCGAAATCCTTCTGTCGACCGGGGCGCGATGGGGCGAGGTAGCGGCACTGGAGCAGCGCCGTGTTCTTCATTGTCGAATCACTTTTTCAAAAACGAAGAACAGCAAAAACCGTACCGTTCCTATTTCTGAAAGCCTGTTTGAAAAGATCAAAAAACGGGGCGGGAAACTGGTGTTTCCGACGCTGGATTATTCATTGGTTCGCGATGTCATCAAAACGGTCGCACCTGATGTTCCTGACGGCCAGGCTGTTCATGCGCTGCGCCACACCTTCGCCAGTCATTTCATGATGAACGGCGGCAATATTCTGACGCTCCAGAAAATTCTGGGGCACGCAAAGATTCAGACAACGATGATTTATGCCCATCTTGCGCCGGATTACTTGCAGGATGCGGTGAGGTTTAATCCCTTGGGAGGAATGTAACTATGGAAATAAAAAAACCTACAAAAAAAGAGTTATATGACTATTTACTATCGAAATATATAGAAGATAAATGCAAAGAAGAAGCTGATGAAATCAATAAGAAGTCGATGAGTCGTGTCAAAAAACATAAAGAGCGGCTGATGGAGATTACGCCAGAAATCTTCTTCCGTTTCTTGTCTGAGAAGGGGGTCTCCAGTGTCTGCCCTTCATGTGGATCGTCGCGATTATCTGTTCCAGAAAGTATGGATCTTTGCTGGGATAAAAATAAGAAACCAGAAAATTTTAACAATCTACCCCTGGAGGAACAGAGTGAGTTAATTAAAGAGAACATAAAGCATTATGTATCTTATGCTTTTTTGGGTGATGTTAAGAGCATACCTGATATGCGCAAAACTTATTACACGCTGCATTGCCTGAATTGTGGTTACCTGAGCCTTTATCGTACGTCTGCGGTGCTGAAGTGGTTGGAGAAAGACAAAGCGCAGGATGGTGATAATGGGTAATGTAGCAAGAAATCTTTTCGGTAATTCAGCAGGTAGTGTGTCGCATTCTGAGCGTGATGTGCTTTATCATGGTGGCGATGGCGGCAGTAGTGGAGGCGGAATGTCAGATAAACTTGAAAGGCGAATTGAGCGGCTCGAAGGTGATTTATCGCTAACAAGAAACGACCTTGCGACGCTTGCTGAACGCACTACAAACCTCTCAACTAAAGCCGATGTTGGTGAGGTGAAAGGTGAACTCAAAGCAGACATAGCACATCTGAAAGGTGATCTTGAATGCGATATTGCGAATCTGAAAGGTGAGCTTAAATCTGATACAGCTAACCTGAAAGAGCAGCTCAAATCAGACATTAACAGCCTGAAGGGTGAGCTTACCGAAGCGATGGATAAACGCTTTGACAAGATTATGGATGAGATGAATCGGCGGTTTGACAAGGTTGATGATAATACGAAGTGGCGTTGGAGTGGCATTATTGTGCCAGTGTGCACAACCATTTTCACAGCGGCGGTTGCTGTATTTGTTGCTAAATTTGTTGGCTGATGATCCACAAATTGACCACATCTCTGTTATTTGTTGTGGTTGGCTGTGTTTTTGTGTGTCTGTAAGTCTTTGATAATTACCTAACTTATTGATTTTTGTTTGTGTTTATGGCCGCTCTGCGGCCTTTTTTCTTTTCACTGTCGAAGAGTCACCGTAAAATCAACGCCATGACACTTCAGCAGAACGGATACC